AACTATCAATCGGACAAATTCAAGGCAAATAATCTCGATTGCTCGAATGCGATCGGGTCTGCCACTAATCTCGAATTCGGTGTAATGGGGTTAATTAACCAGGGCGATTACTATGATGCTCTTAATAACTATATCAATACCCCCTTCCGTGACGTAGGGGTTTATGCTCGGATTGTGATACCATTAGGACAAAAACCTAGGGCAAGAATTGACTGTAATAGACTATTTGAACTTGAACTTCAGGCTCGAGAGCTCGAAGTCATTAAACTCCAAAGAGAACTGGATGCTCTAAAATCGTTAGAATTCGGAGAATAAAATATGGCAGAATTAGAATTTGGTGGGATGACCTTTCGAGGCGGAAAGATATTTGCGATACTGACTGCTTTAAGTACTTTGGGCGGTGGTGCATGGGCTGGGTTTGAGTTTTATGCTGATTATATGGATATGAAAGAGATAGTCCAGAATATCGACATTGACGAAATCGCTGCGGCTAATGAGCTACAGGTTCAGAAGCTGGATGATGCTATCCAATATACCCAAGATATCAAAAACGATCTCAGGGCTGATATCATTAGAATAGAGGGGCTGGTATCCGGTTTAGAGGACCGAATTAATGAGTCCGAGTCCACTATACGAGCCTTTCGAAACGAGATTTATGATAAGCTAGATGCCTTTGAAGCTAGATTCAGATCCGTTTTAAAGGATAATCAGGATGCTATGGCGGCATCAGAAGAGCGGCTTAGGATCGAATTGAAGAGTAATCAGGATACCATGGCTGCTATGCGAGATACGATTGCAACTCGCTTAGAAGAATCTGAATCAAGGATTAAGGCCACACAGGGTAGTATAGAAACAACCCTTGAAGGCGTCCGGAACGAAATGAATCAAGTGCAGAAGGATGTCACTGCATCTATCCGAGAAGTTGAAGGCACTATACGAGTTTCTGAAAAGGATGTTCGTAATACAATGCGAGAGACCGAGTCCCGGATTGATAATGAGATGGGAACCCTCGAAAGGGATCTAAAAGAAATTATCCAAGAATCGTTGGATAACCCATTGGCAAATTGATCATGATATGATATACGAAATAGACGAAACTATATCAGAACATCAGGCCCGAGACATAGATGATACTATGTCTCGGGTTATTAGTATGCTCGATCTAAAAGAATCAGTGTTCGTAACGTTTGTCAGATCCGAAAATACCTCGGGCGGATGTATAGAACTCGAGGGTGATGAATATCTTGTAGAAATCCCGGTCACAGATGATACCGAGCTATTTGTGTTACACGAGATGAAACACGTCGAACAATATAATACTGGCCGATTAAAACAAGGTGAAATATGGTTGGGAAAATCATATAGGGGAGTACCGTATTATTCTAAACCTTGGGAAAAAGAAGCATATAAATTCGAAAAAAATGTAAATAGGGGGTTTACAAATGAGTCGAAAAGGTTTATATTAGTAGGGTAACCGAGGAGATATACGATGTTCGATATTATCAGTGATCTACATAAAGACGCTCGCGGGTTTCGGCCTACCAATGATTGGATGGAAATGTTCGATAAGGTTTCCTCCTCCGAGCAAGAGAAGATCTTCGATGATCTTATCGAAGAGTTAAAAGAAGCCGAAGAAGATGCCCGCAGAGCCGAGCAACAAGCGATTTACGATTTCGATGATCATCTTGCTGCAGTTCGTCGCGAAGGCGCGCCAGACCGCGCTACTGCTCTTCGTTGGATGACTCAGCTCTATACGTTCTGTCATGAACAAGACGTAGAACACTTTGTTTGGGAATGGGGGTTCTTATTCACCGATGAAGGCCGTGCTCTAGTGAAAGAGCTTATGGATATCGTAGAAATGGAGGATATACAATGAATATCATGAAAGGCGATTCCGACCTAATTGAAGATGATGGCTTTATAACCATTTACCCTAAAGAATTCCAACGGGGTATAATCCCACTTAGTTCTTCAGAAATACCCGAACACGGGTCACCACAAGATCGCGGTAGTGCTGATGCATACTATAGTCGGCGTTTCGACCCACACTATTATCCACGAGGAACTGGTGTTGGAGAAAGAATCCCGATGACTAAGATGACTGCAGATGAAATTGCCCAGTATAGCTATGGGTTCAGAAACGAGGACAATCGAAAAGATTGGAATTAATTCGAAAAAAATGTAAAAAGGGGGTTTACAAACGATTCGTAATAGCTTATATTAGTAGTATCAACAAAGGAGATACCCAATGGTTAAAGAATTCCTCGTTTTCACCACTTCCGGCGACATGATCGTTACTGCTGCAAAAACCAAAGAGGCAGCTATCGCACAGGTTCAGAAAGAGCTTCGTGCTGGTGAATCCATCGAATCTGTTGACCGTCTCTAATCTAAATCCCAGGAGAATATATTATGGCGCTTACAACTGATCAAATGGCTCAAGTACAACTTCTTTTTGCTGATGCCGATAGCAATGATCTTGACAAAATCGCTAATATGTTCAATGCCGCTCGCCGATCGGCTGAAAACTCAATTAAAAATGAGTTTTCTGTAGGTCAAAAGGTTACTTGGGTTTCCACCCGAATCCAGCGTCCAATGGCTGGTACGATTACTAAAATTAATCGTAGGCAATGGGCGAGGGGATCGCGCGCGAAAATATTGTCGTAAATACTGGTGATGCTGGTACGTGGAACGTTCCTCCATCACTTTTACAAACTGCTTAAGGAGAATATATTATGGCCCATATGGTTGAAACTATGGCATACGCTGGCGAAACACCTTGGCATGGTCTCGGTGAAGAGGTCTCCAATGAACTTACGCCGGTCCAAATGATGAAAAAAGCCGGAGTGGATTGGCGCGTCAACGCAGTCGAATCATTTGTAGAATACGATGGCGAAAAGATTCCGACGGGACAAAAGTCGCTTATTCGTTCCACTGATGGTCGTATCCTCACAAACATCGGGGAAAATTGGAACCCAGTTCAAAACGAAACTGCCTTCGAATTCTTTTCAGAATTTGTAATGGCGGGTGACATGGAGATGCACACCGCTGGATCACTTCGCGATGGTGAATACGTTTGGGCGTTGGCGAAGGTGAATGATTGGTTTGACGTATTCGGCGGTGACCGAGTCGATTCTTATCTACTTTTTTCTAACCCCCACAAATATGGGAAGTCGATCGACGTTCGCTTTACACCAATTCGGGTCGTTTGCAACAACACTCTTACGTTCTCTTTGAGCCAAGGGACCAAGAACGGGGTACGTCTATCACACCGGACAGAGTTCGATCCGGATATGGTAAAAGAAACCTTGGGCCTCGCTCACGAGAAATTTGCTATGTATAAGGAAATGGCAGAATTCATTGGATCGCGTCCGGTTACTGCCGAAGCGCTTATTCAATACTATAACGAAGTGTTTCCTAATACATCTCGTACCGAACAACCTAAGGACGTTAAAAGTTACGGCGATCTTTCTCGAAACGCAAAGCTTTGCTATGATGCACTAGAGGTTCAACCCGGTGCGGAATATGCGGCTGGCACTTGGTGGAGCGCATTCAATAGCGTAACCTATGTTACGGACCACGTACAAGGTCGCAATAAAGATAACCGATTGCAATCGCAGTGGTTTGGTCAAAACGCGGCTCGGAAGGTCACAGCGGCAGAAAAGGCAGTGCAATACGCTACTCTCGCTTAATTACCAATCACGTAAACCCCCACGAAAAAAATCGAAAAAAGTTGATTTAGGGGGTTTACAAATGAGTCGAAAAGGCTTATATTAGTAGTGTAACCAAGGAGATACTGATATGATCATCAACGAAAACCGTACTGATTCTTATATGGGCACCGTGGACCTTTCGAACGCTGATGATATGAACATGGTGACTATTGCTCGTAAACTGGTTAAGGAAGCAAATGTTAAGCTCCGTGAATCCGGTAAACGTCAGATGTATGTCAAACTTCAAGGTCGTGGTCACCGTCAAGGCGTACGGCGCTATAATCAATCTCTGCCGCTGAAATACGCTACATCAGCAGACGTTTACATTTATAACCGTTAATCTTTAACCCGGGGGTTTACAAACTCTCGGCTTTTTTGTATCCTAAAAATATCATAAATAAAGGAGAACAGTTATAGTTATGGATGGAACTATGCCAGTAGCAATGACCCCCGCCCAATGGAATAAGCCGAACTCTCAAACCAAGGAGCATCGGTTAGATATTTTGGTAAAGGCCATTAAAGCCGGCACCAAGTTGGTTACGGTTGATAATAAAGAGATAGTTGTTAAAAATGATAAGAACAACCTCCGAGCAATTGAGATGTTCAAAAAAGATAATAAACCATTTGATCTGCTCCTAAAATCTGGCCGGAAAATTAGTTCTTCCCAGATTGGTAAGTCGGCGGTTTTCGGTGGAGGAGGAGCTGGTAAAGGTGGTGGAACCCTTCAAACCGCCCTCGCTGAAAGTTTACAATGTTTATATTGTGCTGCAGTAATGGGTGAACCAGTAAATAAGCCAATTTCGCACTTTACCCCATCGATACTTAAAAAACATGCAGGAAAAGCCAATTTGGGTGGTACTACTTTTAATGCAGCGATAGAATTGGATGAGACCTGGCATCTATCGGCATATTGGACTGCGGCATTAACACGTAGGGAGGGTTATATTAAATCGAATCACACGTATCACCGGGATGATGCCCAGATGAAGAAGATATATAAAGCGAAATCAGCCGCCTTTAAAAATTCTGGTATGCTAGTGCTTTCGGACGATAAATGGAATCCGGGGGATATTTGGGCAATAGATAGATCAGCCGTTCTTGATAAGGTCCTTGACGATACTACCATTACGAATTTAAATACTAAATTGAAAGAAGAGTTTGATAAACGAAAAATCGTTGGCATCTCACTCAAGAAAGTGGTGGATGAAAAGCGGATACGCTCCTCGGTGTTAAACGACGGTAAAAGGCCGCTTGATAAACATAAGTTGACGTCTGCATCTTTAATGGCAGATAACATCAGCACCGCTACTTTTTTTCGGTCAAAAGGTGCTACCCTGCTCGTTGACCAAAATATTAAGATCGGCTTCAGAACTCCGAGCTACCTGGGACCATTAAACGCAGAAATTGAGCTTGCCACTGCTCGCGGCGGGCGGGCTGGATTCACGCAAATCATCGATGCCGCAAATCGTTATATGCGATATTCTATCCCGGACAATAATGCTTTGAAACAGGAAGCTAAAAAGATTATGGACGGTGATGAAGATACCATTAAGGCGTTCTCTAAAATGGCGACCTTCTGTGCTAACGTAACTGATATCGATTTTCGAACTGAATTAAAAGCCCAGGATATAGATCGAATTCATAGCAAGCTGGGGTCTACCTATGTAGTTTACGGCCTTAAGAAGGCAAATAAAAATAAGGCGGATGAGTTTGTGTCATATATTATGAATTACGCAGGATCCAAATTAGAAGAATCATCCGTATACGTAAAAGTTTATCAATAGGAGAAATTAATGTCTCAGTATAGTATACAGAATACAGATGGAACCGATTATGCAAGACTTTAATGCGTTTTTAACAGAACAAAAAAATACTCATATGACGCACCTCGAAGACCGTATCATCTACGGTGGGGTTAAGGGTACCCGGCAAGCCATCTTTGCCCTTAGAGATTTAAGAGATATGCTAGCCGGGCACGATGGTAAGGTTTCGGTTAAATGGGATGGCGCGCCCGCGATATTTGCGGGGACAGATCCTCGCGATGGAAAATTCTTCGTTGCGAAGAAGGGGATTTTTAATAAAGAACCCAAAGTATATAAGACCCCCGCAGACGTTGATGCTGATACCTCGGGAGATCTTTCTATAAAATTAAAACAGGCACTTCAATACCTACCAGAATTAGGTATTAAAGGCATTATACAGGGGGACTTTTTATTCGGTCCCGGCGATATTTCCAATGAGCTTATCCATGGGCAGAAATATATTACTTTCCATCCTAATACTATCATTTATGCTATTCCTAGTAGTTCGGCTACCGCAAAAACGATACGAAGATCCAAAATCGGGATCGTATGGCATACTACCTATGCCTTCTCCGGTGGAAGTAACGATTTTGCCTCCCTACGAGCCAGTTACGGAGTAAACGTATCTAAGTTCAAGAAGTCAGCCAACGTCTGGTCTCAGGATGCAATGCTAAGGGATCTGACTAAATACTCCATGTCGAAAAGAGATACTCAGGAGGTAAATAATTACCTCACACAAGCGGGTAAGATATTCAATCAGATTGCCGGCACTACTCTTCGGGAATTGGAGAATAATCAACAGCTTGCTCAACACATTGAGACTTTTAATAACTCGTTTGTTCGTGAAGGTCAAGTTATCACTAATACTACTGCTCACGTTAATAAGCTTATTAAGTGGATCAAAGCTCGTTATCAAAAAGAAATAGATAAGCGTAAGACTGAAAAGGGCAAATCCGTTCAGATCCAGAAACTCAATGATCTATTGAAATTTTTCTCTGAATCTAATAAAAAATCGCTAAAAAGCATATTCGATTTACAGAAAGTAATCGTTTTAGCGAAATTAAAACTTATAAATACTTTGAATAAATTGAATAACGTGGATACCTTCGTTAAGACTAAGGATGGCTATAAAGTTACTGGACATGAGGGCTTTGTAGCAATCGATAAATTAGGTGGTGATGCTGTTAAGATTGTTGATAGATTAGAATTCTCATACAACAACTTCAGCAAAGATGTACTAAAAGGATGGGATAAACCGGGAAGAAAATAAATGGATAAATCTTTTAAAAATTTTCTAGAGAATTACGACGAGTGCATGGACGAGGCATTAAACCTTGGCCAGCGTCGGCGAAAAGCTATTCAGATGCGGAAGATGAAGGGTAAAATCGCTATCGGGCAACGTCGAGCCAAAATGAGGGTAGCCGATTCATCACGTCTTCAAAAGCGAGCAAGAAAACATGCTCGTACCTTCTTACTTAAAAAACTGACTAAGGGTAAGGGTAAAAAGGATCTCGATTACGCTCGGAGAGAGGCAATTGAGAAAAGACTAGATAAGATGAAGGGTAAGGTTGATCAGTTAGCCAAAAAGCTGCTACCCAAACTCCGTAGAGCTGAAATGACTAAAAGACAGAAAAAATGATCAATTCATTTAAAAATTTCCTGGTCGAGGAAGAAAAGACCGTTTACTTCACGTTTGGGAGAATGAATCCCCCTACGATCGGACACGGTAAGCTGATGGATACATTATCCTCTAAGTCGGGTAATAACCCATATAGGATCTTTTTATCCCAGTCTAGTGATCCTAAGAAAAATCCTTTGACCTATGTAGATAAGGTCAAATTCGTTAGAAAAATGTTCCCAAAACACGCTCGATCCGTTATTTTGAATCGTAAAGTAAAGAACGTATTTGATATTGCGGTAATCCTCTACAATGAAGGCTATAAGAACGTAGTCATGGTCGTGGGTTCAGATCGTGTAACTGAATTTAAAACCCTCCTTCAAAAATATAATGGTAAAGACGCTCGTCATGGCCATTATAACTTCAAAAAAATTATGGTAATATCTGCAGGCGATCGTGACCCAGATGCCGAGGGCGTTTCAGGTATGTCAGCTTCTAAAATGCGCAACTTTGCGGCAGATAATGATTTTACCCAATTTGCCCAGGGGCTTCCTAAAAGAGTGTCTAATGCTGATGCCAAGACCTTATTTAATACTGTCCGGAAGGGGCTGGGACTCAAAGAAGAAACTAGTTTTAAGAAGCATGTTCAGTTATTCCCTGTATCAGAAACCCGCGAGGAATATGTATTGGGAAATATGTTTAATGTTGGCGACCAGGTCGTTATAAAAGAGTCTAGTGAGATCGTTGTTATTGCAAGCCGAGGTCCGAACTTCCTAGTATTGGAAACGACTGATGGTAAGAAATTGCGTAAGTGGTTAAATGATGTAGAATTACTAAACGGAGATAAAGATGACTGATGTAAAATCGGCCGATAAAAAAGCCCAGCTCTACACCGATCCCACAGGGAAAAGACGGATTCGCATGGTTCCCAGCGATTCGAAGGTTGTAGATCCAGCTAAAAAATCCAAACCCGCGGTGTCAGAATGCAACGAATCAGTAGATGTTAACCGAGTTAAGCAGCTCGGCGCTATCGGTCTGGTCAATAAAAAAGACGTCCAACGGCTTATGATTATCATGAAAAAGTTAGACTCTGATAAAGAACTTAATATTCGGGAGAAGAACTTGGTCGTTAAGATGTTCCAACAACTCATTTCGGTAGTCACCGGTGACGTGTCAGTCTTTGCTAAAACTAAAAAAGCCGTCACTGGCTCGAAAGAGGAATCATAATATGACTTCGGAAGCACAGACCCGACTAGATCGGATTGAAGAGAAGATTGATCGTCTTTCAGAAGCATTGGTGGCTATTGCTAGAACTGAAGAAAAACTGGTCAGCATTGAACAAAAATATAGTTCTCAATATGATCGTATGAACCGACTTTCGGAAAAGATCGATCAACTTGAGCAGACGGTAATTTTAAATTCTGAGACCGTATCGAATATCACAAAAATAAGTTGGGTAGTGGTTGTCGCTATTGTCGGTGCAATTATAACCCAGTTCTACAATTTTTAGGAGTAAAAAATGGACAGAGAAGAAATAGAAAAGATGCGGGTCGCCTACCAAGAAGTTCAGGAAGGCAAAAAGAAAAAACTAGATCCCGTCGATAAAGATGAACTTAAAGGTGATCATGAGGATCGCGACGATAAAGATATCGATAATGATGGTGACACCGATGATGCGGATGAATATCTGCACAATCGGCGTAAGGCCATTAAGAAAGCTATAAAAAAAGAAGAAGTAGAGCTTGATGAAAAGATGTCTGAAGCCCAAAAGGAAAAGCGTGAAGAGATTGTAAAATCCCTAAAAGATAAAGAAGCCGAGTTCAAAGAAAAATACGGAGAGCGGTGGAAAGAAGTTATGTATGCTACCGCTACAAAAATGGCAATGAAGGAAGAGGTTATGGAAGAATCTAATCAGAACCCAAATGCAGCGGATGCGGAAAAAATGGACGATCGTCTTACTGCATGTGATAAGAAATTCGCTGATGTCCATGGCGGAATTGATCCAAAAGTTCCGGCAGTAGATGGCTACAAGGCTGCAGAGGATACTGCAGACAATATCAAGAAGTCCAAGCCAAGCAAAGTGGCAGAAGCGAAAACGTTCCCTGAATTGATGAAAGCATTGATGGAGAAATAATATGATTATGAGACCTAGTTGGGCCGCAGGAGCTGTTCCAACCGCTCGAGGTTGGATGAAGGGTAATGAACTACTTAAGGCAATTAAGTTTACCCAAGCTCAGATTGATGAGTGGCATGCTGCACAAAATCCAGTTAAGCCTGTAGAAGCTCTGACCAAGAAAGAGCTAGATGAATACGCGCTTACAAAGGGGGTTGTTCTGGATCGCCGTCAAGGCAAACAGAAGATGGTGAAAAGTTTCCTTAGTAAGCTTTCAGCAAGATAAAACTGAAATGAAATTTGAAGAGCTTAATGATGAGAACTTTCTGTTATTTGCCGCGGCTCATTTTTACGATCCCCGATGTAGTGAGGTAGAAGATTTTTACGAAGATCTTCATAGAATCAAATACATCAAAAGATTGATCAATAGATACTATGAGAACGGCAGAATATCTGAGAGGCTCCTATTAAACCATATTATCATTTTTACAAATTCGTTTACGGTTCCGGCTACCCTACGAATTTTCGAATATAAGATCGAAAAAGATTTTTGGCCTGTTTTAAAACCATTTTTAATATACCTTAAACATATCCATGAGGATGATTATCCTGATATAGAATCGGAGATCCTTGTGATGGAAGCATTGGAAAGAATATAATGAGTATTGGAACGAGAGCGGCAGATCTAGCCTATACCTTTAGATTCCTTAAGATCCTCACTACTCCGTGGGAAGAAACTAGTGCGTATAAGCTAGGTATTATCGATGATAAGGGTAAAAGGAATAAATCCCAGAAATTGGATACAAGTAAACATAAGAGTGCGTATACGACGTTCTTACGGCTTGTATATAATATCAAACGATTGATTCAGAAAGTTCCGGGCGCAGGGGGCAAGCTCGGTAATCTAGCTGCAGGTCTATGGCTAATTAAAGAAAACTTCAATATGAGTGATAAAGCTTTAGAGAAGATGTTGAGTGAAATGGGCGTAGACCCCTTGGATCTTTTGCAGGAAGAATCTCAGTGGTTCCTCCTGGAAGATAAAAGAATCTCGCCGGGCGTATATAGGGTTTCCTCGGATAAGATTGTTAATAGTACTTATGAGGAAGTTGTCAGAGCTAAAGACCCTATCCGGATCAGCGAAAAGTGCTACCCAATCGGCGAAGTCCTTGGATTGGATATCTATAAGGCAACACATATCCGCTCTAATCAGGAGATATATATTACTGCATCGGAGTTAATTAAATGAAAAAGAAGAAGAAAATCCCAGAATGGGGAACGCCCGAAGCAACTAAGAAAGCTCGAGATATGGTACCGGGACAGGAAGATATGGATATTGTTGAAGATGGTATGACTTCTGCAGATGCCGGTATACCCCATGATACTAAAGACATGGGACCAAGGTTGAAATTAATTAATGTAACCGATCGTAGAAGGAAGAAGGATAAGCCTCCGGTTCTTCTAAAAAGGTTTAGGAAATTCGTGGATTCAGATGCTTAGATTATATCTTTTAGTATTCATAATTATGACCGTGGGTGGGGTAGGATTTACTGCGTATTCTTATTACCAGAATACTCAAGAGACTATCCGCATTCTAAGAGAAAATGAAGTAAAATTAAAAGCTGCAGTAGAGACCCAAGAGGAAGCAATTGCGTCACTGCAGTCTGATTATCAATCCATTATGGAAGAGAATAATCGGATCAATGAGGCGTACGCTGATATTCGAAGACAGAATAGTAGATTATCAAGTAAGCTAGCCGGAATGGACTTAGGACTGATTGCTGCAGAAAAGCCTGATAGTATCGAACGTGCAGTTAATCGAGGAACAGTTAATGCTGGAAGATGCTTTGAACTGTTATCAGGTGCAGAATTAAGCGAGGAAGAAATTAATGCAACAAGTGATACCGACTTTAACAAAGAGTGCCCTTGGTTGTGGCCTGGTCCTCCTACTGACGGCGTGCGGGATGACGAATCAACCCCCACAGGAGATAACAGTCAGTAGTGCACCTATTGACCGACCTGAATTAGTTCTCCCACCCGTAGATGAGTTGAATATGAGATTGGTCGAGTGGGTTATCGTCAATGAGGAGAATCTGGAAGAGAAGGTTGCCGAACTGACCTCTGCAGGCCAACCTCTTGCTATGTTTGTTCTTACTGGTGATGGGTATTCTAATCTAGGTTTAAACTTCAGTGATATACGTGCATTAGTGCAGCAACAGCAGGAAATCATTCTGGCCTATGAAAGATACTACAAAGAGACCGAAGAGGACCTTGAGTAGTATTCTATCCCACCCAAAAGGGTCTTTTATATTATACCGGGATTTGCAAGATTTGTAAACCCCCTGTGACGAAAAGTTAAGAGATATTTTTTGAAATCTTCCCCAATATGATGTTTACAAGCTCTGAAATTTTATATATAATATCACTAATTAAAATTCAAACCACACAGTTCAATTGTCCGTAAACCCGTATCCTACGGCGTGAACCTATTTGTCCGTTAAGAAAGGTACTCCTCCATGCTCAAAGCCCTCCCCTACTCCCAAGATAAGAATGCACGAAAGTTAATGTCAGAGACTAAATTTTACGAGGGGTACAGTAGGTGGAACGAAGACGAAGATAGGTACGAGACTTGGGAGGAGGCTGTTGCTCGAGTAATGGATATGCACCGTGCTTTCTATGCTGATAAAATGAGTCCGGAACTAACTCGTTTAATAGATGAAGCAGAAGCTCTTTATAAACTACAGTACGCTTTAGGCGCACAGCGCGCGTTACAGTTTGGTGGTGAGCAACTTATTAAACATCAGATGCGCATGTACAATTGTACGTCTTCGTATGCCGACCGAGCAAGGTTCTTTTCAGAAGTATTCTATATCCTCCTTTGTGGGGCAGGCGCAGGTTTTTCTGTGCAGAAACACCATGTAGCTAAAGTGCCGCAGATTGCAGAGCGTAAAAAGCAAGCTAAGGTTTGGGTAGTTGAAGACTCCATCGAAGGATGGGCTGATGCACTGGGCGCATTAATGTCTTCCTATTTCGTTGGCGGTGGTCAATTCCCAGAAATGGAGGGACGAAAGGTTTATTTCGATCTTCAGAGCATTAGACCAAAAGGTGCTAAGATCTCAGGCGGATATAAGGCACCGGGACCAGATCCCCTTCGTCGAGCATTAGATAAGATTGAACATCTAATTCAAGGAATCGTACTAACCGGCCGGAATTATCTAAAGGCGATCGATGTTTATGATATTGTTATGTTTGCTGCAGATGCTGTTCTTTCTGGTGGGGTTCGTCGCAGTGCCACCATTTGTCTATTCTCCCCCGATGATAAAGAAATGATTAATGCCAAGACCGGAAATTGGTTTGCTGACAATCCACAGCGGGGTAGATCTAATAACTCTGCAGTTATTGTTCGTGATGAAATCTCACGTGACCAATTTAAAGATATTATGAAGTCTGTTAAGGAATTTGGTGAGCCTGGCTTCTATTTCGTAGAGGATAAAGATTTCACTACTAATCCCTGTGTTGAAATCGGCATGTACCCTCAGATCAAGGGGAAATCTGGATGGCAAGGCTGTAATCTAACTGAAATTAACGGGGGTAAGTGTACTACTAAAGAGGAATTCTACAAAGCATGCCGTGCTGGGGCAATCATGGGCACACTGCAGGCAGGTTATACAGACTTTAAATATCTGGATAAGACCACTAAAGATATTTTCGATCGAGAAGCACTACTTGGGGTATCAGTTACTGGTTGGATGAATAATCCAGACGTATTGTTAGATGGAGATACCCAACAAGAAGGCGCCAAGATTGTAAAAGAGGTTAACGCTGAAGTAGCAGATCTAATTGGCATTAACCCGGCAGCTCGTACAACTTGTGTGAAGCCCTCAGGAAATGCATCTGTACTCTTACAGACCTCATCGGGTATCCATGCAGAGCATTCCCCTCGATACCTTCGCCACGTCCAATTGAATAAAGAAACCGAAGTGGCACAATTGATCGCAAAGTCAAATCCCTATATGATTGAAGAAGCCGTGGGCTCGTCGGGTAATACGGACTATGCTATTGCATTCCCAATTGTTGCCCAACCAGACTCAATCTATAAAGAGGAACTATTCGGAACTAATCTTCTAGAAAAGGTACGTCTCGTTCAGCAAAATTGGGTAGAAGGTGGTACTAACCCTGAACTCTGTGCCGATAGTAGGATCCGCCACAATGTGTCGAATACGGTTACTGTTCAAGAACATATGTGGCCACAAGTTGAAGATTACGTCTACGATAACCGCCATGATTTTGCCGGTATCAGTTTCCTATCCGGCACCGGTGATAAAGACTATCCACAGGCGCCATTTACCTCTATTCCAACTGCATCAGAGATTGTTGAGACGTATGGCCGCGCAGCTCTATTTGCTTCGGGCTTGATTGTAGATTCCCCTAAATCTGGATTCAGAGATATTTGGGAAGCTTGTACAATTGCCAAACAGGATGAGGAGGATGAACAGCATATTGGAGAGATCTCCGATATCCATAAAGAGTGGATCCGCCGATATCGGAAGTTCGCAGATAATTACTTTAATGGTGATATTAAGCAGGCCGAATACTGTCTTAAAGATGTATATCTACTCCATAAATGGACGAAGATCCAACAGAACTATACCCCCGTGGATTTCGTGACGCAGCTGACCGAAAAGAAATATACTGAGATTGATACCATGGGCGCAATTGCGTGTCAGGGTGGTAGTTGTGAGATACAATTCTAATCGCATAAATAACCTTCAAATCATCATAGTAAATTAAGGTCTCTACCATGAATAAAGAAGATATCCTATGCCCCCATTGCGAAGCAGAATTTTATATAGAAAGCGAGGAATCCGCGATTTACTGTATATGTTGTGGGGACGAGATTGGGGATGATGAGGACGAGGATGTCTATTGGGAGGAATAGATGTGGTATTATAATGATGAAGAGTATCATCCATCAGCCGAAGAATTAGATGGATGGATAGGATTCGTTTATGTTATTACCGATAAGAGCAATAACAAAAAGTATGTGGGAAAGAAACTATTCTGGTCGAAGAAGACCCTTCCACCACTCAAAGGTAAAACACGAAAAAGACGAAAAATCATTGAATCCGATTGGCAGAAATATTATGGATCGAGTGACCTTGTCAAACAACTCCTTGTCGAGCACGGGGAGTCTAACTTCCATCGAGAAATATTATACTTCTGCAAATCGAAAGGTGAGATGGGATACCTCGAATTAAGAGAACAAGTATTACGTAACGTTCTTTTGGATGACGATTATTATAATGGTATCGTTAACGCTAGAGTGCACCGGAACCACGTTAAAAGGGTGAAGGAGCTTTGGGAAGATGGAAAACTGGATTAATCAAAATATTTTGAAATGGGGGATTTACTATTGATCCCGGATTTGGTATAATAAACTATGATTAAAAATGGAAAGCGAGTTTATAATGTTGTTGCTTGATTTTAGTGGTATCTCTATTGCACCTGTGGCAATGGGGCACGTACATTCCGGCGATGAGAATCTGATCCGTCATATGATCCTCAATTCAATCCGCATGTATCGTCAGAAGTTTAAGGATAAGTATGGGGAAATCGTCATTGTTGCTGATGGTGGCGGTAACTGGAGAAAAGAGGTTTACCCCGAATATAAGGGTAAACGGAGGTCTACCCGTGAGGCTTCTAAGATTGATTGGGCGGAAGCTTTCCGCATTATCAATATGGTTATCCAAGAACTCAAGGATGAGTTTCCGTATAAGGTTATTCACCAGTGGGGATGTGAGGCAGATGATTCTATTGCAGAATTGGTTCATTATACCCAGGAGTTTGGCAATTGGGAAGATGTGATGATCATCTCTGCTGATAAAGATTTCCGCCAATTGCAAGTCTTCGATAATGTTGACCAGTTTACCCCAATGTTTAAGAAGCTGATCAAAGAGGATAATCCTCGAGGATATCTTGCTGAACACATCCTCAAAGGCGACGACGGCGACGGCGTACCTAATGCCCTATCTGACGATGATACCTTTATGGTCGAAGGTAAGCGTCAAAATATCCTATCCAAGAAAAAGAAAGAAGCGCTCCTAGCCGATCCTAAGGCTTTAGGAGAACAGGTCTATCGCAATTACCAACGCAATAGGCAAATGATTGATCTAATTAATCCTTCTACCCCCGATCGTATCCGCAAAGAAATTATAAATAGCTTCGAGAGCCAAGATGAAGGAGATAAAAAGGGTAAGGTATTCCCGTATCTCATTAAAAATAATTGCCGGCTCTTGCTAGAGAATGTAAAGGAGTTCATTGATTAAGATGAAATATGTATTTGAAGTGCTGGAAGATGTAGTAAAAGCGAAGACCCGACAGGATAAGATTCAGATTCTGAAAAAGAATGAATCCTGGGCATTAAAAGATATCCTAAAGGGAACGCTTGATCCTAAGATTGAATGGGATCTTCCGGCGGGCACTCCGCCTTATACCGCATCCGACCCTCACAATGCCCCCTCGAATCTTCTCAAACGAAATAAGCAATTTAAGTACTTTGTTAAGGGGGGTCCAGCGCGTGATCTACCCAAATACAAACGTGAATCGATATTCATCGGTCTTTTGGAAGCAATTCATCCAAAGGATGCTGAATTGGTAGTGTCTATGATTAATAAGCAGAAGCCCGGTAAAGGTATTACCGCTAAACTTGTTAACGAGGCATTTCCTAACCTAGTGAGTTCTTGATTATGGAGTAAACCGAAACTAAAAAGGAGAATGCACATGGTAGCAGCTCAAATCGAAAGACTGGAATCCGACCTTAGAGAAATTAGGGACTTTGAAAAGGAACTTAAATCTGAAGGCAATTCTAATCTATCAGCAAAGGTCTCTTCGAAGAGGCAATACCTACAGCAATATCTGGAAGAAGTTACAGCATAGGGGTTTACATGTTTTTGCCATTATGGTAAAATAATAAGGGTAGGGGAAGAGATTCTCCTACCCTTTTATGCGGGAAATTATATTGGCTGGAAAGAAAAAGAGGGCAACCGCCCAGGAGCAAGAAACCTTATTCGAAGTAGTAGAACTAAAGGTTCTCGAGGAAATAGCATATGGTGACACTAAAAAAAGATTAGTGTCCTCCCCTTCCGGGAAATCATCATATATACAATTATGGTCAAGTCTGTCGAAGGAATGGAGAACCACCTCTCGGCACAATATAGAAGAAAACTGGTTAAAATGGAAAAAACATGCCGCAATATACCATGAAGAACAAAGAGACCGGGGAGACCCAAAACATGATTCTCAAAATAAGCGAAAGAGAAGAGTGGCTAAAAAACAACCCGGGATGGATGCAAATCATAACAACCGCTCCAAGAATAGTAAGCGGACAAGGAAGTCTCCTGTCAAAAACAAGTGATGGCTGGAAAGAAGTATTAGGCCGGGTGAAATCCGGGGCATCTAAAGAACATACAATTAAAGATTGATATACCTCGGATGAAAAAAAGTAATGCGGCGCACATTGTGCCCTGGGAAATTGATGAATTTACGCCAGTTACGGAGAACCAGGAGTTAGCTGTCAAAGGCTGGGAGAATGGTCATAACCTGGCTTTAGTTGGGAGTGCCGGTACGGGTAAAACCTATATGGCCTTAAATCTTGCGCTCAAAGAGCTTTTCGACAATCTCGATGTCTATAGAAGCATAATGATAGTTAGATCTGTTGTTCCGACCCGTGATGCAGGACACCTCCCCGGAACCAAGGAAGAAAAAGAAGAACCATATCAATTACCATATCAGAATCTTTGCGATGAGATCTTTGGCTATAGAGGCGCATATAATAAACTAATATCCGCTAATAAGGTTAGATTCGAAACTACTTCTTATATCCGCGGCGCTACATTTGATCAGACTATCATCATCGTTGATGAGATGCAGAATATGAATTTCCATGAATTGGATTCGATTATTACTCGTATCGGAAATGATTGTAAGATCATATTCTGTGGCGATCATAAGCAGTCTGATTTTAAATATGATGATGAAAAGGAGGGGATTATGAAATTCCTTTCGATCATCGAAACTATGAGATCTTTCCGGTTAGTTGAATTCGGATGGATAGATATTGTTCGTTCAGATTTTGTAAGAGATTATATCATGACGAAGGAAATGTTAGATCTATAGGAGAGGGTAGATGGTTATAATCTATGGAGCGGAATGGTGTTCCTTTTGTAAAAAAGCAAAAGAGCTTTGTCAAGACTATGGAATAGGGTATGAATGGCGAAATGTGGATGACCCGGAATATAAAGAAGAGCTTAAGCTTAAACTTCCAGATGTTAAAACGATACCTCAAATATATTGGCATCATCGATACATCGGTGGATATCAGGAATTAGCAACTACAATTGAAGAAGATAATATAGGTAATTACGGTCAAGGAACTTTCTAATGACAAAATTCACTAGGTTCGATGTACGCAATAAGAAAAAGGGTAGACAGAAGAAAAAATCCCTAGAACGAGATAAGCGAATGGCTCCCGTTCCAGCGGCGAAGACCCGAGAGGAGAAACATTATAACCCGGCGTCCCAAATGAATACTGAAAGGGTGTTGCAAGATGAAACGTAAGGACTATTTAAAAAATTCGAAAAAAATATAAAAAGGGGGTTTACAAATGAGTCGAAAAGGCTTATATTAGTAGTGTAACCAAAAGAGATAAAGGAATCGATCATGCAGACCTCTACTGATTTCACGCCAAATCTTACTAAACTGGAACGCGAATATATGGACCTGATCGCATACTGCGAGATGAACACTTCTAACGGTTCGCGTCCTGAAAGTTACATCGAGGTTAACACCTATAATTGGGCCGATGAACGGGCAGCAGAACTGGGTATCAGTGAAAAAGCCCTTGGTGGTGTTATGGCTTCGCTGGCTCAGAAAGGTTTGATCGATTCGTACCCTGCTGGTCGCGACGATCCTGACGGGGGCGTCTGGTTTACCGAAGAGGGCTTCAAAGTCTGGGAGGTTGGTAATGAGTAAAAAAACATGTGACGCTTTCTTTTGCACTAAACGAATTCCTGCCAAATATAGATACTGTTATGATTGTGCCAAGGCACGAGGCCATATAGGCGATAATGGAATAGGCATTTTTGGCTGGATTTCCATACTTGTAATTTTATGGGCAGTGTTTGGATGAATTGATGGAGATATATAATGTGTGATTATAATAAAGTAATCCTAACCGATTGCGATGGTGTACTACTAAATTGGGAATATGCCTTTAACACCTGGATGGCTCGGCATGGGTATTCTGCTGATGGTGAAGCCGGATTGATTTACGATATGTCCGAACGGTATAAGATGCCGAAATCCGAAATGTCTCGGCTGATTAAACACTTTAATGAATCTTCGGCTATTGGATTCCTCCCGCCTCTTCGGGATGCTATGTACTACATTGATCTACTCCACCGGAAATTCGGCTATGTCTTTCATATGATTACCTCACTATCCCTAGAGCCATCCGCTCAGACTCTGCGGATACAAAACACAAAGAAACTATTTGGTGAGACTGCTTTCGAGAAGTTCATCTTCTGTGATACTGGCGCCGATAAAGACGAAGCGCTTCAGCCTTATCAAGATAGTGGATATTTTTGGGTTGAAGATAAAGTCGAAAACTGCGACCTAGGTAGTGAAATGGGTCTTAATTCTATTCTAATGGAGCATGGGCATAATATGGATAATACCGATCACCAATTGGTTAAGAACTGGAAGGAGATCTACGAATTAGTTTCTTCGAATTATTAAACCTTAGAAGTCAATGGGAAGAATACGCTCGTAATTTTGTGGGGGTAGATCGATCCGGTACAATTGAATCACTAAGGTACTTTGTCGCGGACGGACCACGAAAGAACCGGTTCCGCCCAAAATTTAATGAAGCAATGGATATTGCTAAAAGTATTCTGGATGAGACCAAATGAAACGACTGATCTATCAGGTATCCGTAGGAGCTCCTTCGAAGCTGTATCAGCATTGTACGGCGTCAGTAGAAGAATACTGTAAAAAGTACGGTATTGACTATATTAAACAGACCACGCCGAGTCTATGTATTCGACCTGACCCTTTCACTTCGAATCGATCTGCGGAATGTCAGGCCAGAGCTCTACCCCTTCCAATTTACGAGAAAGAGAATGCCCTTGCGTACTTCCCGGAGTACGATCAAATTGCCATTATTGATTCTGATATTTGGATTCGGGATACCGCGCCTAACATATTTGACACAATCAGCGTGAAACCGAAAACGGACTTTGCTGCTGTTGTTGAAAGAGATATGCCCATTACTGATCAATACAAGGGGAAGATCTTAAACTACTCTAGGATGCAGTACAGCACTCTACACCCAAAGGTAAACTTTGAGCCTAATCATTTAGGTTATGAGTTTATGAATATGGGGGTAATGGTAATGAATAAATCTATTACAAAATATCTGAAAGGTCAGAGTCCCAAGGAGTTCCTCGATCGACCCGAGTTCAAACCGTTTATTGACGGGGTAGGTCCCTGGAAATGGAGTACCGACCAAACCCTGTTAAATTGGTGGATCCGCAAAGAAAAAATGAACATCCAAAGAATGCATTGGAAGTGGAACGGGCTCTATACGGCCAATAGGAAGATTAAACATTGTCACTTTGTCCACTTCTTCCTTAAGGATAAGCTACCTAATCGAGGCGAGAATGTAGCTGACCTAATGAGCGCAATAGAATGAAGAACCTTATCCTACAGCATTATAGCGGGGATATAGATCCACTGGCCCGATTATCTATTGAGAATATCGAGGAATATGCGGACCTCAATTGGAACGACTATAAGTTACTCCGAGGCCCAGTATTTAATGCGAGCCTGTCTCCCCAATGTCAGAAGCTTGCAATTCTTGACGAGCAATTCGATGATTATGATAATGTGGTGATGCTCGATGCGGATATGTTTGCCAGAACCTCTAAGAACATTTTTGATGCAACTGGAATGGGCCGACATACTAAAATACAAGCTAAATTGCTAAGCCGTATTAGCTACCGATATCCAGACTTTGCCAATAAAGACGCACCTTATTGGGGTGGCGCGGTATATAAGTTCGATAGAAAAACTCGACAGAAGTTGCGGGCAGTAATACCTGATATAGGTAAGTTAATTGAAATGGATCGGATGCTAAGGGATGAAAGCATCATGCATTACCTTGCATGGAAGGCTAAAATTCCGGTAGACGATGAGACCTACTTCTCGGGAGATTGTGGTGGCGAGGAATGGGACATGAACAGTTTTGATGATCCCATTAATGGAAACATTATCCATATCCGACCCAAGTGGACACTGACGGGACCAAAGGCAACCAAGTTGGAAATCTATAGGGATCTAGTTAAGAAATGCGTAATCTAATATATCAATTCTGGAACGGTAGGTTACCTTATTATGCCAATGCTTCTAGACAAGTAATAGAAGAATATGCAAAGAACATTGGGGCCGAGTATCGATGCGATATTAATGAGCCCTTCTTTAAAGGCCCTAATTCCAATTATCTGAATTGTCTTCGACCAGTTTATGATCGGGAATTCGATGCATATGATAAGGTACTATTCCTTGATATGGATATCTTTACGGTCGAAGACGTAACTGATAATATCTTTGATGTGCCAGTGGATGGTATTGGTATGGTTCAGGAAATACTGCAGCCATCCCTACGTGAAAAATCCCCATCAGCTATCAACACTCGTAATGATAAGGAATGGGCGAATCTCCTGGAAAAGAAGTGGGACATTGTGGTACCACGGGATACCAAGAATCGACCGTTAGTCTATAACTCGGGAGTGGTTCTATATACACGGGAGGCAAGGGTTGCAGCCCGGAAGAACTGGCTGACATACGAAGCTTATCATAAATCCACGAATCGATTTAATAAGTTTTATCAACTTGATCAGAATTACCTCGGAGCAGTAGCTTTCTCGGGAATTACACCATTTACGGAACTTGATCTTAAATGGAATGCCCAAGTCCACTATACCGGAGATAATCGCCCTCGCAGTGTTATCGATAATCGGAAAAAAGGTACCGTCTTCGTCCACATCCAAACCCGCCCTAGAGATATCTTGGATGATACGATGATCTATGATATTGTTAATCGCCCCGTACAGGACTGGAGACATCGAAATGATTAATTCCGAATTAGGACATGTAACTTCTGTTCAGGAGTTCAATCCTGAAATCCGCCGACAACAGGAGGAAGCCCACGGTGAAAATTACTGCGCCATTCACGACGCCATCCGCAAGTATGCAAAGAAAGCCGATTGTAAAAATTACATGGAGATTGGCGTACATCAAGGTGGCACTGCATCGGTAGCTCTTTTATCGGGCTTCGATCGAGTACAATTAGTAGACATCGATCTTTCTCGATATAACAAATTTCTTAGACCACTTGCTGAAAAACATGTAGAAGAGAATAATATTGAATTAGTGACTATTCAGGGGGATGGACGAAAATTGGAGTCATTGGGATACTCCGATATGCTAGTAATCGATTCGTACCATCACCCGCATCACATGATCGAGGAGCTAAAGCTTCATGGTCCCACGGTTAGAAAATACATTATCGCGCATGATACCGCTATCATTAATGGGAAGGCTGATAATTCACTATATCGTTGTTTAAAGAATTGGGGCGATCAAAATGGATGGGTGTTAATAGAGAACTGTACCGATAACGTTGGCTATACTGTTATAGGGAGATTATAATATGAAAGTAGTAATCACGGGCCTTGCGGGCTTTATTGGTTACCACACCGCCCTCAAATTCACGGAAATGGGGCATGAGGTATATGGTTTTGATAATTATAATCCCTACTATAACCCAGATCTGAAGCATGATCGGGCTGCAGAACTTAGGAAGGTTGGTATCCAAACCCCCAATATGGACCTACTAGCACCTAATGAGGTTCGTAATTTCTTAGAAGAGATTAAGCCGGATTTGGTCATTCACCTGGCAGCATCCGCCGGGGTTCGGGTGTCATTAAAAGAACCAATTGCTTATATTAATAACAATATTGTTGCGACGCAAAATCTGATCAATGCATGTGAAGCCGTTGGGGTAGAGAATGTTATCTACGCTTCAACCTCTTGTGTGATGCAGGGGTGCCCAACCCCGTGGACTGAAGATATGATATCAGAGCATCATCTTAGCCCCTATGGATACACCAAGGCAACTAATGAGCATCAGTTCCACGTGTCTAAGGTTACAAATACTGTCGGTCTTAGGTTCTTTACTGTCTATGGGCCATGGGGTAGGCCTGACATGGCTTTATTCACATTCACAGAAAAGATGATTAATAATGAGCCAATTACGGTATATAATAACGGCAATATGAAGCGGGATTTCACATATGTCGATGATATCGTTCAGGGGATTTATCTAGTATCCCAGAATATGACCGAACGGAATATCTATAATATCGGATATGGGAAGCCGGTAGACCTAATGGATTTTATCCAAGAGATTGAATCCAATGTTGGTAACGGTAAGGCCGAGTATGATTTCCAACCTCATCATCCGGCCGATGCCAAAGAGACCTGGAGCGATACGAGTAAATTGCAAAAGCTAGGATATAGACCGACGACCCCAGTTAAAGCCGGAGTAAGGAACTTTGTTAATTGGTATAGGGAGTATTACAAATGTTGAGTTACGCGATTGTAATCAAAGATCATCCAGTTTCTGAAAAGGCTTTTGAAAGATTACAATCAAGTACTGAACTAAAGATTAATCGCTTCGATGCAATTGTCCCAGAGGAAGTTGAAGAGAAGCTTGCCCTATTTGGTGTCGAATGGGATTATCCTTGGACCGGCCAGGAGGTATCCATTACAGCAGGCTTAAGGAAGTCCGCATATCCCACCAAAAATAAAAAAGCTAGAATCGCTGCTGCTCTTAGTCATTATACCCTTTGGCATATGACTCTGGTCCACAACTCCCCGGTCTTAATTCTTGAGCATGATGCAATCTTCGATCGACCGATTAACTTTGATCCTGATTCGTATAGGTATGACGTCATCGGGATAAACAATCCAATCGGTGCAACTCGGCGATCTGCTCAATTCCATTCAACTGTACAATTATCCGAGGGAAGAATTGTACCAGTGCCGTGGATCGATGATAAGATGGTACCACAAGGACTGGCCGGGAACTCTGCATATATAATTAAACCACGAGGTGCAAAGGCTCTTATAAAAGCCGTAGATGACTACGGACTTTGGCCAAATGATGCAATTATGTGTAAACAGCTAATCCCTAATATGGGGGTAACCAAGGAATACTATACTCGGGTTCAGGGAACTAGGAGCACTACTACACTATGAAGACATATGTGATTACAATAGAAAGTATGTTAGAATCGGTTCAAACCGCAAACCGTTGTATAAAATCTGGCCTACCCTTTGGTCTTACTATTGAAAAGCATCGGGCGACAACGCCCGCAGACGATCCAGAACGAATTATGGAAAAGCTGGGGATTCTGAATACTGTCCAATTCAACGAGATATATTCTCGCCGATTGAATTGCATGTCAGCTTTCTTATCACATTATTCATTGTGGGAGAAATCGGTTGAAACGAATGAAGATATCTTAATCCTAGAACACGACGCAATAATTAAAGGGCATGTTCCCGATATCCCATTCAAAGGGTGTATATCATATGGCGCACCATCTTATGGTAGATATAATATTCCCATGACTTTGGGTGTTGGTCCGCTGGTCAGCAAACCATATTTCCCGGGCGCACATGCATATAAGATATCACCTTGGGGTGCAAAGCGCCTAATCAAAAAGGCTAAACTGGCAGCGGGTCCAACGGATACTTTTCTTAATATTGAAAATTTCCCATTCCTTCAAGAATATTATCCGTGGCCAATAGTTGCCCGGGATAATTTCACTACTATCCAGAACCCAAATGGTTGCTTTGCTAAACATAATTATGGGGAAGCTTATGAAATACTCTAATCTATTCATTACGGGATGTGATAGTAATACTAGGTGGCAACTGGAATGGTTTAAAAAGAATTTTTATTTACATATGCCAGACGCCCATTTATATGTTTTCGACTTTGATACATTTTTACCCGAACTTAAGGGTTGGTTTAAAAAGCCGGGTGCAATGTACGAAGCATCTAAGCTATCTAGAAACGTATGCTGGCTAGATACTGATTGTGAGATCCGGGCGGATATTTCAGACATATGGGATAATGTCGGGCCTAATACTTTGGGTATGGTTGAAGACCGACCTTGGTCCACACGCAGAGGTGAACCGTGGCATAATAGTGGGGTAGTAGCATATAAAGGTGGTCGACCAGATATTTTAAGTGAATGGGCAACCGCTTGTTACACTAATCCTCAGGATGGCGACCAACAGGTTCTTCATAGTCTGTTGAATGGGTTAAGAAGGGTAATTCATATCAGTGATCTACCCAGACAATATAACACGTTACGACTTGATCTGATAGATAATACTGCTCCAAAGAATATTAAAGTTATGCACTGGACTGGACGCAAAGGTAATGAGAAGATTAGAGAGATGATAAATGAGTAAGATTGTTCATATTATTGGTAACGGCCCGACATCAGCAATGACGTACGATCCTAACGTTCCCGGGGACAAGTACACCTGTAACCTCCCACCGTTTCCCGTACCGGGCGCAAAGGCTACTTTTATGGTAGACTTCAAGATGATGAACGCGATCACTCTAGGCGAGCTACAAGTGCCTGGTGAGTGGATCGTTGGAATGAGACCAAAGAAATGGTGTGAGTCTCGACCTAACTTTTATCTTAAGTTTGCTCGCCAGATTAAAGAATTCTTTTTAGAGAAACCCCCATATGTAGCAAACTATACCGACTTTAACTGTGGACATATGGGAGTATATTATATTGCAAAGAAATTAAAGGCGGATGAGATCCACATGTATGGGTTCGACTCAATCTTCGATTTCGATCTAAGAAGCTGTACAGATTTCTACTTAGGCTCAGATAGGAGTACAGGTAATAACGCAAGGCTGACCGGCAACTGGCGTCCCGTCTGGAATGAAATGTTTAAAGAATTCAAGAATACCAAGTTTATTCTTTACCATAAGCATAACAATATTAAGCTCAATATTCCCGACAACGTAGAGATAAAAGTCATAAATAAAAATACCCGGAAAATTAGCTGAAAAAAGTTGAATTAGGGGGTTTACAAATGACCCGAAAAGCCTTATATTGATAAGGTGAAAGGGGATACATTATGAATGGATTTGATATTCAGGGGGCTATGGAAATTAGCACCCGTCTCAGAGAAATGGCTTCGCTGGCAGCTGCTGGTGATATTGAGGTCCTTCTAAAAGAACTATATGTAGATATTAATCGTTATGACCAGATCATAGAGGAAATAGATGCATACCAATTCGCCGAATACAACGGACAAGGATGCAATTCCTATGGGTAATGTAATTGATGACCCCTGCGATGATTGCGTAGAAAACCTCCAAGGATGGATTAGACCTGATGCTAAAGCCGATAAAAACGTGTCCCACGAAAAACCGACTAAATGGAATGGATACATCTGGGAATGGAGTGAATCCATTCGAGTATGATAATGGATACAAAGGAGAGCAACCTTATGCCGAATTTGAAGAAGAGTGTGGCTGCAACGGCAATTGCAATTGCAACTGTGGCTGCGATAACAACTGCGACGACTGCAAATGCAGCTGAAAGCTTTCGATCTAACACAGTAAAGAATGTCTGGATTCAAGACGTTTATACTGAAATAGAAAGCGTTCAACCCTATGAGAGTCAAGAATGTGTAATGGTCCGCTCTGGTGGTGGTGACGCCGCAACTGGTGCTCTATTCGGAATGATACTTGGCGGATTGGCTGGCAAAGGCGCTACCGGTGATGACAACGGTGCCGCAGCCGGGGCAGTGATTGGTGGGATAATTGGAGCCGATCGTGCAGCAAGGCTGGGGCCAGGACATCTAACTGAAAAATGTACAGATGTTACCAGATACTATTCAACGATCCAAACAGTCTATGACTATTCAGTTATCACTTTCAAGTATGAAGGCGTTGAATACTCCTTAACCTTCATCAAACAAAATTTCAAATAAAAAATAAAAGTCTCCGTAGCTCAGCAGGATAGAGCATGTGCCTTCTAAGCATAGGGTCGAGGGTTCGAATCCTTCCGGGGACGCCAAATTAGTTCTGGGGTGTGATGGTTGCACGCAGCGCTCATAACGCTTGTAGATAGGGTTCGAGTCCCTACGGAACTACCAAAAGCGGACGTGATGGTAACCAAACCATGTAGTCCATAGCAGGTGAGTGCATTAGAGTTAGTGTGCTTAAAGTGACGAGCTGGATGGTTGCAAACATGGACCAGTCTCCGCTCACCTGTGCCAAATAAATGCGGACGTGATGGAACTGGTATACATACAACACTTAAAATGTTGGTTTTGCGGGTTCGAGTCCCGCCGTCCGTACCACTACCAGGAGATAAGCTATGAAGGTTAAACTAGGGCCTTATGTAAATTGGTATGGCCCCTATCAGCTGGCTGAAACGTTGATGTTCTGGGTACCAGATAAGAAAGACGAATATGGGATTACTACCCCCGCTGATTGTGTGCACAATTTCGGGGAATGGCTTGCTTTTGGTAAAGTTCTACCCGAACCCGGTGAAGGCGAGGTCTACACTATATGGGAAGACCGTCCGAAAACCTGGTTGTATAAGCTCCTATTATGGATACATAGTAAGAAGAAGCGGACCGTCGATGTGCATATCGATCGATGGGATACCTGGTCCATGGATGTTACACTGGGTCACATTATTCGACCTATGCTTAAGCACTTAAAGGCGAATAAGCGGGGCGCTCCGAACGTAGATCGCGATGATGTACCTAAAGGACTATCACCCACAAGGAAAGAAGCGAACGCCTACAATAAAAACGGCACCACGGATGACAAGTTCTTTGAGCGTTGGGATTGGGTTGTTGATGAGATGATCTTCGCATTCGAAAGCCTCGAGGGTGGGGCTAACGCTGGTTGGGAGAACCAGTTTACCACGGGGAAATCTGACCTTCAGTGGAGAAAAAATAATGATAATACCAGCACCATGGTTAAGGGGCCTAATCATACGGCCGAAACGGATTGGGATGCATGCAAAGCATACCATAAGAGGGTAGAAAATGGGTTCCGACTCTTTGGTAAATATTTCGGAGCTTTATGGCACTAAAATTATAAATCCATAAATATCCGTATGAGATATTTAACGACTTTCTTTATATGGTTACTAACTGCTAACGCGGGATACTCTGAAGGTCAGAGAATATTGCATGAAGCAGTACAATATATCGGATTAAATGAAAGAGATGACACAGATCAATTAGAAGACCTTTTAGGACTCAACCCGCTAGAAACACCTTGGTGCGCAACCTTTCTCAATGCGATATTAGTCGACATTGGCCTTGAGGGCACGGATTCTAACCTCGCGAGAAGTTTCCAAGAATGGGGGCAGGAGGTTGAGATTCCCGAAATGGGAGATCTGGCAGTATTAAGCCGTCCGCCAGTAAGTTGGCAAGGCCATGTCGGTATCTATATCGATCAAATAAACATCGATGACGTCGATTATTTGGTACTATTGGGCGGAAATCAGGATGACAGGGTGGGTCTTAAACTGTACCCTGCCCATCGATTACTTTCAATTAGGAGAATACCTTAATGGATCAAGAATGCTGGAATTCTGCCGAGCGGCTGGGGCATATCGCTTTCGATGTGATTCGTAATGATTTCCACCGACCAATTACTTCTGGTAAATGCGATAGGGAAAACATCGAGAATCACGTCCTGGATGGGGTGTATCAGGCTGAACTACCACCAATGAATGAAGCCGATGTAGCTTTTATATGTGATATTGTTGATGATCTGATTATAATAAATACGAATAATGGGGAGGTCACATGACCGATATGTTCGATTTCGGCTTTACTTGCGTTGATGAATCTGAATTAGAAGCGGTTCAGGCGCTTGGAGCTACAGCCAAGGATGAAGAGACCAAGGCTGATAAGGCCCAGGATAAGCTTGATGCACTATATAATGCTGTTGTGCCTCTATTAAACAATCTTAAAAAGAATCCAGAAAAGGCCTATATCCTTTGGCCGGATCGTCTCAAGAAGGTTGAGGAGTTTGAGACTCACTTATTAGAGATCTATCGATCTTAAGGGGAAGTCGAAAGAACTGATGATATGGCTGGAGCGAATGTTGCAATAGCCCAAAGAGCTGCAGATACCGCTCCCACGCCTACTACGACCCATTTCATTTTCATATCATCAACCATCATCTTGATACCGATCAATTCATTACCTAATACCCGTAATGATAACTCCAGTTTTCCTGGGGGTTGATCGATTATTTTCTCTGGTTCATTTCCCATCTTTTCCATCCTTTTTCTTTCCTGAGTATGCTTGAGCGCCGTAGAAGGCCGCTACAATGGCTGCTACTGATACGAAGTAAGTTGGTGCCATATCTCCCAGAATCTGTCCGGCGGTCGGAATTTTGAAGATAGAGACGATTATGATTGCTACGGGATAGAGTAGCATACCAAAAAGCGCGAACCACGCCATTCGTCTTTGCGCATCTTGCTTGGCATCTTCATTCTCCATTCGGATAATACGTTCCGCCTGTTCCATTTCTTCATCGGTGACAACCCCGTCCCCGTCAGTATCATATTGTGCGTATATTGAATTGGATTGTAATGTTTTAGGAGACATAAAATTTACCCCGGATATTGCTCGATATCTTTATTTATGATGAATATTTATGATGAAAGGGGTTTACAATGGGTATGTTATATGGTATGATATACTACGTAAACAATTGAATGGATATATTATGAATAATATTGCACATCGACCGTTGTTCGATACCGATAAGGTCTGCTCGATCTATGCGAAAAAAGATGGGATTCCAGTCAAATATGTATGCACCTCTGCATTAGACCAAGAGGCTCAAGCGATGGATATCTTCTATCGCGATACGCCTCATCCAATGTTCGGTAATCGATACTTCGGATTATACATGTCTGGCGATGACTTAATGATCGCTAACGCAGATAAGATCGAATCGGCCGAATTCGGTATGAAAGAGGTCGGTGAATACTGTCATTATAGTCAACACCGTCACGATTTCTATACTGTCGGTAACGTATCAATCGACGGCGGACGGGCATACTTCCGCACGATCGGGGCAATTCATGAGAACCCAACTAAATGGTTTTCTGTGAAAGATGGAGAGTTCGTTGAAGACACTCAATATCCGACTCATCCGTAAAGGCACTAATCTCTATAAACGTGATCGAACAGGCGGCATCCGCAAGTGGTATTATGAGATCGGGAGTGATGGAGAATCCTATGCATGGCGAGCGATCTCAGGCCTACAAGATGGTGCAAAGGTTCAATCCGGTTGGAAAGTAGTAGAGCCGAAGAACGTCGGCCGTGCAAATGCTACGACCGCGGGCGAACAAGCCCGTTTCGAAGCGGAAGCGGCCGCCAAGAAGAAATGTGATACTGGCTACTTCGAAGACGTCAATAAGATTGATACGTTTACTAAATTTAAGCCTATGTTGGCATATGAGTATTCGAAGGTAAAGGATATACAGTTTCCGGTTGTAGCCCAACCCAAGCTTGACGGCATCCGATGTATTGCACGGGCCGACGGTCTTTGGACCCGGGCCGGGAAAGAGCTTGTGTCAGTACCACATATATCAAACGCATTAAAAGAATTCTTTTCGACGAACCCTGATGCAATTCTAGACGGGGAGTTATATAATCACGACCTTCGTAATGACTTTAATAAGCTCTCGTCCTTGATTCGCAAGACGAAGCCAACCAAGGCTGATATTGACGAGTGTATGGGGGCGGTCGAATATCACGTATACGATTGCTATACCGATCAAGGATTAGAGGATCGAATGGTCCGGCTCATTCACCTCTCTGACGATCCGGCCGTTATCAGGGTGCCTTCGATCTCATGTGACGATATAAAAGCCCTTGATGATCTATATGGTTTGTGGCTCGAGGAGGGATATGAGGGTCAAATGGTTCGTATACCCGGATCACTATACGAAGTAAATAAACGATCTAAGAACCTTTTAAAACGCAAAGAGTTTCTTGACGCAGAATTTAAAGTGTTGCGCGTTGAGGAAGGCGTGGGTAACTGGGCTGGATACATTAAGCGGTTTGTTTTAGAGCTTCCTGATGGTAGGGAATTCGGTTCGAACGTGCGAGGTACCCAGTCCATATTAAAGGAATTACTGGAAAGCAGTATTACCCCAGACTGGGCAACTTGTCGATACTTTACCCCAACACCCGACGGAATACCTCGTTTCCCAGTGGTTACAGACTGGGGTGTGGGTGAGCGTGATGACTGAACCACAAGAACGTTATCATGAGTGGATCCTCCGTATGTTGAGGGAGGAACGTGAGAACTCGGCAAATCCAGACGACCCCGCGGCACTTGACAACAAGGCTGATGCTGAACAGAAAGAAGGTAAACTGTAACATAAAAATTCGAAAAAAATGCATTTTTTCATCTAGAGGGGGTTTACATTTAATTCGAACTATGATATCATAGTTATATCCAAATCAGGAGATACTGATATGATCGTCAAAGAAGACATCACCGAAGTGAAAAAGTATGAACTAACAGATGAAACAGTAAACTGTTTCGGTGTCACGAGGCTTGAGATATTATATCGAATTAGAGCATTAGTCGATATTCCCGGTAAAGTGAAAGCGGGTGATCTTGGTGGATATGTCCAAGGGGAAAAGAACCTGTCCCATACCGGATCGAGTTGGATTTATGACAATGCTCGTGTTTTTGGCAATGCATATGTTTATGGTAATGCACAGGTTTCTGGTAATGCACAGGTTTCTGGCAATGCACAGGTTTTTCGCGATGCACAGGTTTCTGGCAACGCTTTTGTTCATGGTAGGATAAATGCTACTGTTGCTGGCAATGCACGTGTTTCTGGCGATGCACAGGTTTATGGCTATGTTTATGGCAATGCACATGTTTATGGCAATGCATTGGTTTCTGAGAGAGCTCTTGTTTCTCAGGGTGTTGTATCATTTGGAAGATGGCAGGGTGACCCAAAAGAGATGCATAATGACTGACCTACACCAATCAACCAAACAAACAAAGGAGGGAAAGAATGATCAGTAATATGTCACTTCTTGAAGTAAAGGCTATGAAAACCCTTGTTTGGTGCCTTGCTCTATTCGCTGTAGTGGGCCTTGCGCCCTGCTATGTTTTTGGGTGGATCTGGCTCTACGTTGTTGTGCTTACAATCTCAACCGTCGTTACGGGTGCTGGGATTCTCGTATTTTTATGGGCAATCATTTTACTCATTCTTGAAACACGAGAAGCGGAGAGAAGTGGTGAGCCTGAAGAGTACAAATGGTCCCCTTTCTGGAAAAAGTAACTTTTTTTGAAAAAAGTTCATTAGGGGGGGTTTACAAATGAGTCGAAAAGGCTTATATTAGTAGTGTAACCAAGGAGATAACGATGACAATTTCAATCTACCAGATCCAGCTTACTGATGATCAAATTGATCAGGTCAATAAGCATGGCCACGATTCGGTTCCAGCTCAAAAAGCCCGGTTGGATGTTATGTTCGGAAGTGAGGGATTTAAACCTGAAAACTTCCGGTTCTATACTAAGACCATGTCGATCGACGTATTGGATCTCGACACCGCGTTTGAATATACTCAATTTGGTGTTCCTGGCATCGGAAACAACTCAACCGTCCAACACTTCGTTGAACAGTTCGTTCCTAGTGTCTCCTCGACGTCAGTAGGCGACATCTTCTACAACGATGAAACTGAAGAATTCTATATGGTCGATGCCTTCGGCTTTGCTAAAGTTGAACCAGAATATGGATTGGAATTGGAAGCAGCATGAAACAACATAAAGATTTTACCTATCGCGAATTTTGGCGAAAGGGCGAACAGCTTTGGGCAGTATACGTCGGTGTGAATATTCTTAAAACAATATGTCGCACCGAGGCGGAGGCCAAAGCCACTGCCGATATGTTAAACTACGACCCATACTTTTTTGAAAAACGAGACTGGAAACAGTTTCTTGACCAGAGGACTTAATATGACTAAAGACGAACGCCTTGCGCTTATCGCATCACTTGCTCCTAAATACAACGCTCGTACCAATATGAAGAAAAAGGGTAAAGCCTCTTCTAGGCGCGCTGCTCGGTACGTCGATTCACCTGAAGGGGAAAAGGTTAAACGAGACTTCATGAGCACACCCGATGGGACTAACTGGAACCATTGGACCGACGCTTCGAAGTACGCTAAAGAGTACTATGGCGAAGTTATGTACGAAACAACTCGCTTTGATAATGATTGGGGATAAAATATGTCAGATCTAAATAAACGACAAATTGCAGACATGCTTAAAGAAGGTATTCGAACAGTTAAGTTTACGAAAGTAGATGGTACTGAGCGGACCATGAAATGCACACTAATGAAATCACACCTACCCGAGCAAGTTGACATCGAAGAGTATGTTGCCCGAGATCAGAACAATGAAGTTTGTGCAGTGTGGGATGTAGAAGCAGAGGGTTGGCGATCATTCCGGATCGCTTCAATCATTGAAATAGTTTAGGATATTAGTATGATCGAATACCTCGAGGTATCTCCGCTTTTGCTGGCTGGTATCATGTCGGCCGTGGCGTACCTTTCATATACGATCGGTACTCGTAAGGGAGCGTCCGATCATGCCGCGATCATCGATTCGACTATCGTCTACCTTATCAGCAAAGGTTACATTAAATCTTACATAGAAGATGGCGAAGTATGTCTGGAGAAACTTGACGAAGATAATGAATCCGAGTAGGAGATATTATGGCAGTAGCTAAAAAACAATCTGGCAAACGCAAAAAGGTCAAAAAGGTCTTCAGTCGTCGTGCACGGACCGGGCTCCAAGCCGCTATGGTTTCCTGGGGATGGCATTATTTCTATGAATATATTCGTCTCGAGGTTGATCGGAAGGATGTTGCGTATTGTGCCAAAGCCCACATTAAGGAGCTATATAAAGGCAACAAGAAGGAACGTGATTTTCTTTTAAGCGGGCCTGAGTGGGTATATGGCACATCATATGCTTTTGTTGGTCTTCTTACATGGCGCGGGCACAACGAAGAACTTCCAGAAGGTTGGGACTTCGAAAGGGTACAGGCGTTTTTCATCAATCGTATCCGTGAGGCGTGTGAGACCAAGGCGGAACGAGATATAGAAGAAGCCAAAAAGCCCAAGAAAATATCTAAATCCCCCATGGAGATTATCCGTGAAAAAACTTCGGAGTTCATTGGGGAATGTGAGTATGCACTTGATACTCAAAATCCCGAATGGTCAGTGTACGATAAGCTTAAAATCATGAACGCTGCTTCAAATATTGCTCGGGCGACGTATGATCATTACATTCCCCTTCGGGATGAGCTTCTGGAACTAAATGGAAAGAAACCTGATCCGGATCTCGTCGAAGGCTATTCCCACTTAAAGGTAAAGGAGAGAAAAGCCCTACTCGCATACGTACAGAATATGATGGACGATGCTGAACGTTATATGGAATCAAAGAAAGCTACTCGCAAGGCTACCATTAAGACGCCTAAATCTGCCGAGAAGCAGATCGAAAAGGTCGTATACCTAAAAGAGTCAAACGAGTATAAAGTTACTTCTATCCATCCAGTGAGGGTGGTCGGATCGGAACGGGTATTCCTCTTCAATGAGAAAGAACGATATATCATCGAACTTAAAACCAACTCAGGGAGAGGCCTAGAGATCTCTGGTACTACTATCAAGAACATCGACATGGGCGCTTCGAGAGCAACACGACTTCGTAAACCCATGGAGTTCTTACCTATCGTACTATCGAAGACCCCTTTGCAAATTGATAAGGAGTGGAAGAAACTTACCACTAAGCCAGCGTCCTTTACTGGGCGTATAAATAAGCATACTGTAATCTTGAAGGTATTTGATAAATGATCGAACAGCAGTTTATGAACCGAACAACTTTTACCGGCCTGGTAGAAGATGCGGTTTTCAAAAAGAATATGACGTACATCGATGCAGTAGCATACGTGTGCGAATCGGAGTCCATTGAGCCCGAGGATGTAAAGAAATTTATTTCCCCGATGATCAAAGGCAAACTCGAAGGTGAGGCAATTAGTTTAAACTTTTTACCTCGACAGAACACTTTGAACTTTGAGTAATTTTGTTATTTACAAACCTCAAAATATATTGTATAATACAGTACATATCTTAAAATACGGAGAACTAAAATATGTCATTCGCAGAACTAAAACAGCGCCGTAAGAGCGCAATCGGAAAACTCACTGCAGCTGCTGAAGCCGTTGGTGGTGAGAAGAAGAATTATAATGATGATCGTATCTGGAAACTTCAGCGTGATAAACAGGGTAATGGTTATGCGGTCCTTCGCTTCCTTCCTGCAGCCGAGGGTAACGATCTTCCATGGAACCGTTATTGGGACCACGGATTCCAGGGCCCAACAGGTCAATGGTACATTGAGAGATCCCTTACCTCAATCGGTCAGGAGGATCCAGTAGGTCAGTTAAATGGTCGTTTGTGGAACTCTGGCATCGAATCAGATAAGGATAAAGCCCGCAAACAGAAACGTCGACTACATCACGTTGCTAATGTGATGGTGATCAGTGATCCAGCTAATCCTCAGAACGAGGGTAAGATCATGATCTATCAATTCGGCAAAAAGATCTTTGATAAGATTATGGATGCAATGCAGCCAGAATTCCAAGATGAAGAGCCTATGAATCCTTTTGACTTCTGGACCGGTGCAGACTTTAAGCTGAAAGCTCGTGTAGTAGATGGTTGGGTGAATTATGACAAGTCCGAGTTTACTTCATCGCGTGCTATTTCGGATGATGACGCAGAACTGGAAAAGGTCTATAATAAGCTGTACGATCTTCGGGAGTTTACCGACCCAGGTCAATACAAATCATATGACGAACTTAACACTCGTCTAATGACCGTATTGGGTAATACTGTTAATGGTGGTTCTACAACTATCCGAGAGGAGACCCAGCTGGGCGTCGAAGAGGCACCACGCGAATTCCGGGCAGAAGACGCTGATGTACCTACAGAAGAGGTTTCATCATTTACTTCTGCCGATCAGGATCCGGGTGAGGAAGATACCCTGTCCTACTTCGCTAAGCTAGCCGCCGGTTAACGATAACCGTACATACCACTACCGGGTATACCTTGATACGTTCGGTTAAATCTATTATCGATAGTATCACCTATAGGAAGTTTCGGAGCTTCAACATTAACAATCGGGGCGGGAGCTGGCTGGCTTCCGCCCTGAACTATTACTACAGGACTGCTACCACCTTCAGCAGAAAGAAGTGAACCTGCGCTCTGTCGAAGTCCTACTGGTAATTGCATAATTGCTTCATCTGACATAGATTGACGATATAAAGCGTTTGCTTGATTATAAAGTTCTTGGGCTCTATCCCCTAATGGGCCGTCTGGTTTTACAAAGGCGCCGTTTTCAATTGCACACATAGAATCCAGACGATTTCTAAGATTACCTAATTGAGTTCGGATATCTACATAATTATTTCCAAATGGAACAGCCATAGCCGCATCTTCTGCAGCAAGCTCAGGATTAATGTTCGCAATAGGACCAAAATAATCCTTTACCCTTTGTCTAGCTAAATCCTGAACGTCTTCGCCCATCGCTTCAAGCATATTATCATTTCTATGATTCTGGATAGAATCTCGAATAGCTTGATCTATAATTTCATTCGGGTCTCGATTAGGATTCATATTTATTGCAGTTGCTGCATTTGTGATAGCACCATTCGCAATGCTTTCCGCTGCTTCTTGTACTCTTGCTCGGTGC